CTGCAAAGCAGCCACCAAAGGTCGGATTGACGACATTGCCAGCATTGACTGCTAAAAGATCGACGACTTGCACTTGAAGATTTCTTAAGTCAAATGGAGAAGATTCGAAGGGAGCGACATCCAGCAATTCAATGATGGGATCTCCACTAAACACGAAAGGAAGAGGGGCCCCATAAGTTGCCGTAATAGGAGTATATTGGACGGCTGCTGGACTTACTGATTGAATCGCAGAAACTAATTGCTGGGGAGGAACAGAAAAAACGATGCCGTCTGTATCCATTTGAAAAGCTGCAGGATAATATTCGTGGTAACGGATCTTGTTGGCTTTGGTCAAAAATTTGAGGACGGCAATCACTTCCTCTGGGGTTCCATTAGATTTATTGATGAAAATTTGAAATTTCAATTTTTCTCTATAATCATCATCCGATTCATCAGGTAATCGGCTAAGTCCCAATATTTGCCCAAGCCCGTTGAGTTGAACTCCAACAGATGTTTCAATGGAACGATCAAATTTCAATGTTTGATTCACATCATCAATTTCTTGAAATTGAGTGACAAATGCTTGGATCAATCGTTGAAAGCGGCTGTATTCTCCATCTAGCAAGCTTTGCTGAAATTGACCTGCAAGAAGCGCTATCGCTCTTTGAACATGGTTCGGTATTAAGGCCATCCTAGTGCCTCCTGCTTTATCATACCGTCACCGTGATACGCGATAGATCAAATACGGCTATTTCATTCTCTTCGATTGGAATATCCGCTGTTCCATAGAGAGGGCTATCGCCTGGGCTATTTGTAGCAGCTATCTGCATTACGCCGCTTGCTATCCCAGGAACATTAAATATTTGAGCTAGAACTCGTTGTAAAAGTACATCGACTCCAATCCCCAACTTGTTTCCATAAGTATTGATAGCCGCTGCTACCAAGTCTTGCCCATTGGGCGGGAATGTCTCTTCAGAATAGAGAGTTAGCGCAACCGTAACCCAAATGTAGATGGGGGTCGGGCGACTGAAGTTGATGACTTGTTCTTCACCTTGTGAGTCGGTGATGGTAAAGGACGTATTACCGAACGTTTGGATCCCCGCCGGTTTGGTAAGCCAGATTTTATTTGCAACGTCAGCATCGGAACCTCCTTCTACGACTGCTTCGAAACTTTTGGCGAGACGACCGCCTTTAAACACGGCTTGCGCTTGACTAGCGCCGCCTGTGACTGAAAATGTAGTAATGGTGACCTCAACAGCTTCCTTCATGGACATGGTGATAGTTCGATTGGCTGTTCCACCGACAACGGCCGAAGCGATCTGAGGTTGATTCGCGAGGACAATCGCGATTGCTTGCATAGTGTCTAAGTGCGAGGTGGAAAAGGTGACAATGGGAAGAGTTTGAATAGTATTGAACACAATTGTAATGGTATTGCCCGCGACTAAGTCCTGATTTAAAACGATATCGATAGGCTCTTGCGTCATCGTCCTGTTTTCAAAAATGAAAGCGGAAGTGACGCCGGGGACTTGCTGAAGAAGTCTAGCTCTAATGGATTCGACGGTTCCTGCGCCTAAGAGACGGATGGAGTTATTTCTCCTAATACGGAGTTCTGCATCAGTTTCAACGAAGCGTCCCGTTACGCCGGCTTTTGGATTGTTTACCGAATTCCAGCCCGAGATAGGAGTAAGGATTTCTACCAGAGTATTGACTGGCGCTGCAATGGGAGCGAAATCTTGAGACAGAAAGATGATTGGGGAGGATTGTGCTGAGATGCTTAAGTTAGTCCCTACGCTGATGGAAAATGGCACATCGGGGTCATCAGCTACGATGGATAAACTGCCTATCAGATCTGTCGCTACGACGGTTGAAATCGTTGCATTGATGATGCTAGTTAAATTTTGAGAAATTGCATTGACAGTTGGTATCGCATAGGTCAAAGCATAAGTTGGTTGTGATACTCCTCCTGTTATGACAATCGAATTAATCACAACATTTTTGCCCAACACCGGGACAATACTGATGATATTTGGATTGGTAGGTATGGCAGATAAAACGTCTGGATTTGCCGCAATCATTGTAGCTAAATCCGCAAGAGTTTGGTTGTTGTCTGTATTGAAAGGTACAGCGGGCAGTGTTGTGCCATTGAGAGTTACGACGATCAAGTTGCCAGAGACAAAACTCCCAGTAAAGGTGATAATGGGAAGTGAATAGGTGAGGGCTTGATTATTGATGATCGCAGTATAGGATTGAGGAGTCGTCAATCCCACCTGAATAGTGGCAGATGCTGCCTTAGATCGAGTGATAAAGGTGTCTGCTTGGCAGAAGAAAACTGCGCCTGTATCTGGGATCCTGGCCAAAGCTCCTTGATTGATGAGCGTTCCTTCCAACCCAGAGCACACAGCAGTAACTTTTGTTTGTTGAGCTGCGAGTCTAGTGATGGCATTCAATTGAACGACATTATCGAGGCTGATTCCTTCAGCAGAGTTCGGATATTGACTGAAGTAAACATCCTGCATGTTTTCCCATATGTCGGCCTCTACCTTTGAAATCACACCGATAAGCTGACCAAAGATAGATTGAGGATCGAGATTAATCTCACCAAAAGCAGCTAGCAAAAGGTTTTGATTCTCTGCATGGATATCAGGGAGGCGCTTGATCTTGAAGCCTTGAGGAGTTAGCCCGAATTGAGAGGTCATGCTACAAGCTCCTGTGTTAGAGCGATTTCACCTTGGATAGTGCTTACAGAAAAAGTGACTGAATAGATGCGACGTTGAGCATCGAAATTGCTTGTAAAGCTGAGGATTTGATCAATGCCTGCGGTGTCAAGAATTTCTTCTTTAAGAACGCTTTCTATGCGAATTTGATTGGGAGCCTTGATAAAGAAATCGTCGTAGTAGGGAACGCCAGCGGTGATATCAAGAAACCATTCACCAAGAATAAAACGGAGTCTAATCGCCAAGTTCTGAGCGATTTGATCACGGCCTTCTACCAGTTGAAGGTCAAAGTTTTCTAAGAGTAAATCGCCGGTTGTTGGATCCAGCGCGATATCTTTCATGAAGCCTCGTTAACTCAAAAAATGTTCCTAACGTATTTACGGTTGGGTACTTGAGTTAATAGAGACTATTGAGTAAAGCTTGTAGCTATTAAGGAATGGATCCCTTGATAGAATCTAAAGCTGATTTTAAACTTGGGTAAGTGGGTCCTGTTCCTTGGAAAATTGGACTTCCTGGAGCTGTTGTCACAGAAGTTATCAAAATTCCAAGTATGCTGCTAACGATATCTAATACTTCCGTCGAAGCATTTCCTATCGCGACTTTTGAAGCTGTTTCAATTTGAATATCTCCACTAGCTTTAATTCTTATACTAGAGTTTTTATACGTTAAAAGCACGTCTTCGTTATTTTCCGATAAAGAATTTTCTGAGAAGGGCATTAATCCCATAATTGCCACGGCATCCGACAGATCGAATTTTCTAGGATCATTGGGCGCAACTATTCCTCCTACGGATTTCCAAAGATCAGTGCTTCTTTCAATAAATAAAAGAAGACATGCATCTCCGGGCGAAACAGGAAAGGTCAAACTAGCTTCACCTGCTCTCGGAAAAATAACAGGCACATTGTTAAGAATGGGCATTTCTTGAGTAGTCCCATCCAGATAGCTTTTTTTCAAACAAGGTTGAATCGATGCTTTTTGTAAGGAGTGATCATAAGAAATGATCTGGCCGGGAAGAGCGGTGTGCACATCATATAATTGAAACAAAACAGCTTGCCTCATGGCATCGGTCATCGTTGTCATTTTTCATCCCCTTTCGCTATCTTCCAACATTCTAAGATATTTTCTTTAAGATGTTTGATTTGTTGATGCATTTCAAGAAAGTCATCTGTATGTGCATTAAGATATTTTACTACAAAATCTTCTTGGCTCTTCCATCCCCAGTCCAAAAGTTGACAACTCAATAGAGAACCCAATTTTTCTCTTAGTCTTCCCAATTCTTCCACTCTTTCAGCCTTCATATTAAAATTATTTCCATTATTGAGCGCCAGTTAGGACCAAAAGTATCTCCTTCATGCTTGATCGAGAAGACAGAATAGGGACCATCAAGCCCGATTCTTTGGGATTTGACATTGATCAAGTCCCCGGGAAGAATATCAGGGCGCAAAGTTGTTGTGACAACATACCCAGTCTTGGGTCCATCCAAGTAAAGGCATGCTCTTTTGTCTGTAAATCTTTGAGGAATTCCAATCATGCCCGTATCAGCATTGATCTCCACCGCTGGTTTGGAAGTTGTCCCAAACTGAGGGATGATTTGCAGCTTCCCATTTTGAACACTCCACTTTAATCCGAGCCTCGACACTGTTTTATCGATTGCATTCTTTCCCATTCCTATGAACTCAAAACCTTGCTCGTACATAATATTATCAGTAGGAGAAAACTCAGAGATAGTAAGACCCATTTGTTGCGCGATCGTTTCGATAACCTGGCGCACTGCGACCTTTTCCTTGAAGCTAACGGCGATATTTTTTTGATTAAGGATTCTCTCCCCATCTCCGCAGTCCAAAGTAGTGATGATTTCTGGCTGCTCATAGGCATGGCTGACTTGGGTGGTATTTCCGATGAACAGAAGTTGTTCTCCTGCATCTTGACTATATCCAGCTGATACAATGACTTGGTCTCCATAATCTTTAATCCTATTTCTGTTCTCTTGGCTTAAGTTCCATATTTTTACCGAGGCTGTATTGGCCGACCACGCTAGGTTCTTTTGCATACTGAAGCCAATGCGTAAATTTGCCAGTTTTATGCTTCCAATATACCCACTGAAAGTAGAATTTCTTAAATCAATTTCGATACTTGCAATGCGATTGAATCGGGTCATTTAAACAAATTCTCCCAAAGCATAATAAATCAATTCAGTCACTTCTCCCATGTCATAGCGTTGAATTTTGCCTTGGCCACCTATGATATTTTCGCAAACAATATCGCCGCTTGGTTTCCCATTCATGACATACTGAGCTGTTAGGTCATAATTGGAGACGACCTTGATTCCAAGAATCAAGGGGACTAAATCTCGGGTGAGAATATCCATGACCCAGTACTCATTCATTGCATTCCAGCTGAAGGAGAGCACAAAGGTTTGATTGCCTAGTTCGATCTGTTCCTGCCATTGAGAAGGTTCTTTAAAAGGAATGATTTGCATTATGCCACTCCTAGGATTTGATTTTTCACTGATAAAACGGTAGGAAGGATATTGCCAGGAATAGGAGTCAACGATTGAACTCCAACATTAATCCCGCTGGATGCCTGATCTTTCAAACTATCGACAGGATCATTTTGAATGATGGGATAGTTGACATTTGAAGCCACAGTATCCCTAGGAATCTTAGTCTGGACTCCTCCAAAAATATTACCTTGGTCAAGCAGCAGTCTGACCGAGGTATCAAAAACAATTCTTTGCAGCTCAATAGTGAAAGTAAGTGATTGGCCAGTTCTGACATCTCTCGGAACGTCAAGAGTCGTAATAGCCATATTTTTGTAAACCTTTAATCCAGTTACAACGGTCACCACATCTCTATTTTGATGGAGTTGAATCAAGCGATTGAAGGCGTCAATGGATCGATTAAATGGGGCGAAAAGAGAAAGAGGGGTGTCCGTAACCAGTCCTACCAAGACTATTATGTCCGGCTCGTTAATAATGTGATCAGAAACAATAGTGCCGTCTTCTACTGGATAGTTGGTTACCCTCGATGCAAAGCGGTGCTCTTCGCGAATAGTCACATCTAAGTCGATCGACCCAATTTTGGGAGCCGGATATTTTTTACCGAAAAGAAGAGATAAAACCATTATTCTACCTGTGGATTGTTGTTGTAGATTTCTCTTACCTGATCGATCAGAGCGCTTTTAATCACCTCATCCACTGTTTCACGCAAAATAACTTGTTGCTGTTCGGTTGTCCCTGGAGGGACTTGCATCTCAATCTTCGTATCGATATTGAAATTCTGTTCTGTCATGGCTGGAGCATTTTTCGCTGCTTGGTTTTCCATAATCCGATTGATTTTTTGAGTAGCCTCAACCTCGAAATCGGGAAGTTCTGCGAAATCTGCCATGACCTCGCGCTTGATTCCTTCGCCAATCAGCTTGAAAGCCCCTTTGATTCCACGAGCTACATAACCGATGCCTTTCAATACAACCTCCAAGACTTTTACACCTGCGGTAATAGCGGGAAGAATATCTTGGACAAAGGCCATTTTGAAGGACTCGAAAGTATTCCAAAAAGAACGGATGGATTTATTGACGTCTTCAAAGGCCGGAAGAGAATCTTCAAGTGACTTGGCATAGTCAGCATATTTAGCTGTCAGAACATCAAGATTATCGCCCGCTTCTTGAGCAAATTTGATAAATTTTTGCGCGTCATCTTCTCCGAAAAAGAATTTGGCAATGGAGAATTTTTCAGTTTCTGTGCGTGCCTCATTGATTCTCTTAAGAATATCAACAAAAAGGTCGCGAGCATTCTTGACTTCTCCAGTGAATTTATCTCGAAATTCAATCCCTGTGTAATAGGCTATGTTCGCTAAATCTCCCATGCCATATTTGGCTTCGCGGAGCATCTTGCTTAAGCTTCTTAGAGCAGATTCGAAATTTTTAGGATCGATTCTAAAGTCTTCAGCTGTTCTTCTTAGCTTGAGAAACTCCTGAAAAGAAATGCCTATGCTTTTTGCTAGGTCATTGGCATCAAGGGTTGCATCGGAAATATCTTTGAAGAATTCTAAAGTCTTAGCAACGAAGGCAGCAGCAGCCGTAGCGGCGATAGCGAATTTAGTCTTAAAGCCGATAATTGTGCGGTTGAAGTCTTCAACCCCTCGTTTATCGACTGTAAAACCGAGGACGGTGGTAAGTTCTCTGACTACTGTCATTTCGACCCTTTTCTCTTAGATTCTTCCAATAGATCGAGTCGCATATCCAGCAGAGCATTTGCCCTCAATAGATCATCTAAACTCCATGTGCGCTCGATCTCCTCTAAAGAAGCAATTCCTTCCAATATTATGCGCCAGAAAAGGAACTCGCTCTTTATGTCCGGATGGAGGTTTTTTTCGTATCTGGCTGACGATTCTGCGGTATCGGCGCTGTAGCTCCGAATAGGCGTCCAATACCGCTCTCCCCAAAAAAAGAACCGAAGTTGCAGTCAATGACAAACCATAAGACCTGCATAAGAGTTCCGAGATCTCCAGCGAATTCTATATCGATGACAGACTCTGTGAGCTCCATCCCATCTTTTCTTACGCCTTGACAGAGCTCCATTACTAAATTCTCAAAAGTTTTATCATCGAGTTGAGCCATTAGAGATTCTACTGCTAGTACTGCTTCTGTTTTTGAGAAGGGCAGCCCTGACATGCTTTCATTAGTTCCTCCCGGGAGGAATAGTTGAACGAGGGCCGGTCCAAATAAACGTAGTAGTTTTGCTTTTAAACGAAGAGCTCGTCTGGCTGGTAATTGAGTGACAGAATAGACTGCTCCCTTAATTTGCTTTTCTTTTGTTTGAATCATACGTTTACTCCATTGCTACCTACGAAGACATCGAGGTCGACTAAATCTAACACCCACTCGCGGTTTGCAAGATCTTTCCCAAACTCTGAAGAGGGATATTTCTTAACCCATCCAGTTGCACTGAAAAAGATGGAGTTCCCACTAAGGTCTTTGACTAAAATTGGAATGACTCCAGCATTTGTGAGCTCATCAACATTAGCAAGGCCAGAGAGTACATCATTGCTAGGGCTTGATTGTTTAAGAGTAATGATCATATTTCCAGAGCGGTTATTGCTCTTGATTCGTGTACTAGTGCCATCTGCACCAGTGACTTTCGTCCACTGATTATCGTCTCTATCCACGGTAAGGAAAGATCCATCAGCAAAACCGCTCATTGGAACTCCACCTACCGTGATGATGACTTGTTTAGGGTCGTAGGTTCTTACTGACATAAATTATCTCCTATTCTTAAACGGTGACGGTTCCTGTGATGTTTACTGCATGGATTGCTCCCGCCAAAGTGGCTTGAAATCGGACATTTTTCAAAATCCGCTGAGTTTTATCGGTTGGCGGCACATTCGCGGCTTTTGGGACCGTCACAGTGGGAGCAGGATCATTTGCAATGAAATTGTTGCTAATTCCCAGTTGCAAAGCCCTTTTTACCTCGGCTTCAATCGCTGTAATCCCTGCATCTGTGTAAGGAACTTTAGTGCTATTTACCAGAACCGAGTAGACGAATTCTTGAATTCGGGAGGTCAACCAATCTACTCCACGGACGATATCTATAAATTCTCCTTGAGCAACAGTTCCTTCTCTTGTAATCCCAACTCCGCCAATGAACTCATAAGTGTTAGCTTTTTTATTTCTAGCATTCTGAGATTGAGTGCTTGTAAGGTTGGAATATGAAATAGAGTTCAGCCGTTTAAACTTCCAAGTTTCAGAGCCTGGGTCAAGAGGGAGCACTCCGCCAAACCATGCACATTCAGGGAAGTCGTTTGCCGCATCTTGATGATAGAGGACAAAAGTTCTGACATAGCCAGCCTGGTTGCACTTAGCGGCTATGGAAGATAAATCGATACCAGCAGCCAGATTTATGATATTGGGATCGGAAGAAGCTGTCCCAAAAAGCTTAATTTGGCCTTCTGCCCATCCAGCTGCCGAAAAAACAGTCGCTTCTGTTCGATCAGTAAGAGCAAATGCATACCAACTATCATCGACTAATTGCACAGCATTCAAATCGTTTACGACGGTATCAGACGGAGTATAAGAATTGATGATTAGCCCAAATTGTTTGCTCAAAATTCCATCCGAGACGCTTAAGACAAAACCAGTCCCAGCGACATTCGCTGTGATCTCAAAGCTTCCGTCAAGATTATCTGTAGCACTCACAGGAACAGCGGTTTGAGTTGCAATGATTTGAGCTAGGGCGGCGGCAATATCTTCATTGGTTTGTACTTCATTCAAGGTGGTATAAGTGAAGGCAACACCATTGATCGTCACTATATAGTCCGTATTAGGCTCTACTTGCGTAACGGTGACGCGGGCTGCATCAGGATTCACGATTGATGAGCTCACATCTAAAGTATATGGAACCCCTGGGACATCAGCTGCTAGAGAGAATGTTCCATTAAGGTTATCCGTCGCTGTGATCCCTAAAGCGGCTGCGTTGATTGCGGCTACTAAAGCTTGAGCAATTGTCTCTGGGGAGACAGATTGGATAGGAGTGGTGATTAAAGCTGTTGGCTGGCTTGCGCCTCCAGTCACCACAAACGAGTTAATAATTGCTGAAACATTAGGGAGCCCAAAAACATTGATGACAAGATTTGACCCAGTAATGCTAACAGAATCGACTGCAGGAATGGCCTCTAAAGCCGTTGCTATGTCATTCATTGTCGTAATTTGATCGGTATTGAAGGGAATGGGGGTCAGTGGAGTTCCATTCAAGGTGATCGCGATGGAGTTACCGGTTACGAAGTTTCCGCTCATTGTCACTATGGAATTTTGAGCTGTTGGGGTGGAGGCAATTGTGATATTGCTCGAGTTGATGGTCGTAGTATAATTGAATGGAGACATGGCAGTTTCGACCAAAATAGAGGCGCTATCTACTGTCCTACGTCCAATGGCTATCTGCTCTGGGCTCAGAGTTTGACTGAAAGCTTCTTGAGCAGCGATATATTCTAAATCAGTAGGAATGAAATCATTGCCCACTCCCTGAATATTGCTATAAAATCTGATGCGATCATTAAACCGTTTGTGGGTTCCCAAAATCATGAGAAGACCAAAGCCAGCTTCTGAGACAGTTTGGGTGTCTCGAGTGATCTGCACGTTTACGATGTCGCTTAATGGCATATCCCCTCCTAGGGTATTGTGATTGTGTGATCGTAGACCACGCTTCCGCTAGCATCTTGATAAATTTCTTCTACCTCGACGGTCTCAATCAGACCTAAATTATCTTGGTAGTCTTCCCCTATTCTG